CCCCATTCAAGGCCCATCGCTTCCACCCCTCTGCGGGCTCTCTCAAGGGCCACCCTCTTGTCGAAGGTCTGGTCGTGGAGTTTTCCCACGTTGAGCCATACCGAAGGGGTTACTTTGAGCTCCATTGCTTCGCGCATACTGCCACACGTTGGCGTTCGTTGGGATATTCTTCCTGCATCGTGTCGTCAATCATACACCGGGTGATGAATTCGGACATCGTTTCGCGGGGTTCAGGTTTGGGTATCGGCATTTTTTACAAGTGTTTGAAGTTCTTCCATCAGTTTTCTGTTGCATGGCGGGCACGATCCCGCCTTCTTGCCAGCTCCGAGGTACTTGTTGGCGAGCATCGTGAGCTCTCCCGCCGTGCGGTACTGGTTATCTCGATTAAGAAACTCACGAATCTGCTCTACGTCTTCGCTCGTGACGGTGGCCGCCCACTTACCCAGGGGGCAAGAGGCTGTCTTCAGGCGTGTCTTGATAGGCATACGGCATCCGCAGAGAGGGGAGTCGCTGAACGCTTCCGTAAGTAGGGGGCCGCAGCTCTTGGTCTTTTCGACGTAGTGCTCGCACCCCTGACAGATGGTTAGCCTTTCAGCTCTTAAGTGAGCGTTGACGAATAACATTTCGGAGTTTCTTTTTCGATTGTGAGATTGACTCGTACAATACGGAGCGATTGATGCCGCTCTCTCGTGCGAGCTCGGCCATGCTCCACCCGTCAAGATATAACTCTAAAACGGTTCTGTCAAACCACGATAGGTGGTTGGCCATGATCAAGGCTTCTTCCTTTCTTATCGCTTCGTTGAGGTCATAGTTGGAGATGTGGGTGTACTCTGGTGCGTCGGTTATCTCGTAGACCTTGCGGAAGGTTCCGGTAGAGAGGCGGAACATAGCCGTATGGACGTAGCCGGGAAGGTTGTCTACGAGGTTGGAGTTCTTCTTTAGGGCTTGCAGACAAGACAAGTAGGTGTGGTGGAGCAGGTCGTTGGGGTCTCTATGGAGGCGACGCGATACCAACAGGAGCTCTTCGTAGTGCTCCGCGAAGTATTGGTCAAAGACCTTTCGTGCTTCGGAGATCATCAACTTTCCTTTTGTAGTGGTGGTACATCTGTTCGAGTTCGTCGCGCGTCCACTTGCGCGTCTGCTTCGAGGCGATCATGAGGTCTTCGGCTGTGCCGTCTCCGTACTTCCTGTCGAGTTCCAGGGAGAACTTGTACTGCTCTCCGCTGCGGAAGCCGTTGCACCGCTTGCATTGGAACTGCACGTTCTTCTCTTCCCAGCGGGTGGACATACACGCCCGGCTCATGAAGTGTCCTGCGTCTACCTCACCCCAGAAGCGGGAAGCCCCGCACGTAAAGCACTCACCCATACCTCGGTGATCACTCGCCCTCAGGCGGACGTATTGGCTGAACACCGTGTCCACCTTCTTCACCATCGCCGAGCGAGTTGGGGTACGGGATGTGCTCCCACCGCCCGTTTTTGACGGCGACGCGCTTGATGTCCTTGGCTTTTTGGAGTTCCTTGTTTTCCTCTGCACGGCGTTTCTTGTAGTTGTGGTAGAGGGCATCGAGCTGGTCGTCGGAGAGGCGGTCGGGAGCGTGCTTCTTGAGCTCGTTCCAGTTGCCTTCCCTCACCGCTGCTCTCTCCCCTTCGTATTGTTGGAAGATATCACAAAGCTCGGGAAGTTTCAAACGCTCGTATCCGGGTCGGTATTCGCCCGTCTTGAGGCGGTGCATGATGATGGCCCACTCTTCGAGCTTCATGGCCGGGAAGGAGTCGCGCAGGTGGTGTACCGCATCCAAGATGTCGCGGTCGGTGGTTATGCTCCTGGAATAGTCGAGGTAGTTGAGCGTCTCCTTGAGCAGCAGGATGAGGGTAGCCTCGGTGTGGGCGGGGTTGATGCGGAAGGCGGCGAGTACGTTGGTGCCCTCAGCCCATGCTCTCTCCGGAGTCAGCCGCGAGCCGGCGGAGATGTTCTGCAATGAGGCTGCCGTCTGCCGGACCAGTGCGTTGATTTTGTCTTTCATTCTTTTTGAATTGGTGTGATCGTCGTATCCAGCCGCGGGCGGCGGCCTTCCAGTCTTTTATTGGTTTGTTTCGTCCTTGGGTCCATCCGTTGGCTTCGTAGTAATCAAAGAAGGCGAGGGCCTCCGACTCCTCCGCCCCAACCTCTTTGAAAGATTCCAAAACCTCATCCAAATCCTTCGGCTTATTTTTCGTTTGCTTCTTCTCTTTAGTAGGTTCTATAGTATTCTCTTTAGTATGTTCTATAGTATGCGGTCCAATTGTCCCAACTTTTGTTCCAATTGTCCCAACTAGATGTTCCATCTCTCCCAACTTTTGTTCCATTTGGAACTTGTTCTTATTGGAACTTGTTCCATTTGGCACAAGTTTTCGAGACTGTCCGTAGCCATTCACCGTGAGATGTCCGCTGTCCTTTAAGTTCCGAATGGACTTGCGTATGTAGGAAGGGGTCACGGTCATGTATTCGGCCAGACGGTTGTCCCCTGCCCAGCACACCCCATCCTTTTTTGCCAGTGCCATGATCTTACCCATAAAGCACCGTTCAAATAGGGATAGGCTGGTGTCGTTCCACACCTCGTCTGGAATGTAAATGCACATTAGCCCTGTGATTTCTCGTACCATTGGATGAGCTCACGGACAAATTCAGCGTCGCTCCGATATTCACGGGCTTGCTCTCGAACAAAGTCACGCTCGTCTGGTGAGAGGCGTATGGTCATCACCTCCGTCAGTCGTGTTCTTGGATGTTTCATAGTTCAATGTAATCAAAAGAAAACGAATGAACAAAAAAAAGGGGGATTAAACCTCCCCCTCTCTTATCGGTTCAAGGTTCTCGATTTCGTGAATCCGCCACTCCACCTCCCCGTTGAGCTGTAGGTAGGTCGTGTTCTTGGTGGCCACGATTTCGGGGGCGTGCTTGAGGATGCCCCGAGGGTTCCGCCTGATCCAGTTGGTCACCGTATGAGGTGTGACCCCCAGTTCCTCGGCGCACTTCTTATTGGTGCCGTAGTGCTTCTTGATGAAATCACGCATCTTATTCGTGTAGTTCGTTCAACATTTGTTCTTGTTTGCCTGGGGAGCTTATCTCCTGCCATGTCGTAGGTTCGTGGGCCATAGACTTAAACCAAGAGGAGCCGTCCCACTTGGCTACCTCGTAGACGTACCCGTCCCCCATAGCCCACGCACAGAGGTACCAACCTACTGCGCGGGGCGGGGTGTTCTCCCACATCATAGAACAACTTCGTTTTTGATTTGCTTACGAGCTTCAAGGGCGAGGCGGGCGTACTGCATGACCTGGACGTCGTAGTTCCCTGCGTCGCGGTCCGCCACTTGCATAGCTACCCCAACGGCCCACGAAGCGATGATACCTTTCGTCGTGTCCTCATTGCCACCGCCAGAGGAGAAGCCTCCACCAGAGAAGCCCGGCTTGTCGAGGCGTAGCTTCGTGCCATGATGCGTGCTTGAGGCGGTGTACTCTACGTCGTCGCCGACGTTCCATTTGTTCGGTGTCTTGGAGTTCACCGTGCCTGTGGTGCCGTCGCTCAGGTCGACGTCAAAGGCGTACATGATGCCGTGGCTTCCTGTCCACGTTGGAGGGTTTGCGGGTTCAATCCGCGAAATTTTGGCTTGTGCCATGTTACAAGGGTTTGTGCGCGTCTCTGCGCTGGTTTGAATTAGTTTGATTCTCTTGAGCCTACAGCCTCCGGGTATCTTCCTTTGAGCTTTGGCTTTGGCTTCCTCTTCGTTGGTTGCCGTCACGGTGAGCTTGTCCCAGTCGTCGTGATCGCGGCCACGTATGTAGATGACCTCGTAGATGTTCATTCGTATTCGTATTCGCACCACTCCAAGCATTCAGAGCAGATAGGTGTGTCGGGGTCGGTAGGTGCGCCGCAGCAATCGCTCACGGCTCCCATAGGTAAGTCGTTCATCCCGCGATTGATTTCTTGAAGTCAGTCCAGAGGGCATCGAACTTACGCTTGAACTCGTCAGCGTCGCGCGCTACCTCTTGGCGGGTGAAGTTGGCCGTCCACTCGTTGAAGTCTTCGGCGGGTTGGTCTGGGTAGACCGTGTGTGAGATTCCGTTGGGCTTGAGCATTACCATTCTTTTTTGAGGTCGAGGAACTTGGCCATCTCTGCACGGAAGTCGTCAATCTCTCCGAGCGTCATGTCCTTAAATTCGTTTCCGCGTAGGCGGGTGGCGATGTCCCATGCGAGGTCTGCGCCTTTGGTGCTTTTGTTTTGCATTGCTTCGGTGTCATTCATGTCCCAAAGATAGAACTAAATTTTCATTCTCCAAGCATTCCACGAACTTTTTTTTCATTCACGAAAAAAGCCCCCCGACGTTTCGGAGGGCTCCTTACCTGATGAATGAAACTATTTGCTTTCGAAAAAGCTCAAGCACAACGGGGTCACACCAACCCCGCATAAAACGATGCCCTCCCAAGATAGTCCAAACTCGTGAATCTGCCAAAGAGCCTCTAAGACAATCGCGCCTCCAATCGTTCTTTTGGCACTCCACCGACGTAGGTCTCCCTTCGTCTTGAATATCTCCGTCACGTCAAGGCGAGAGATAAGAGCGAGCCACGGGTTCACCACGCCTTGCTTCACGTTGCCTCCCGCACTTCCCATACGTAGTCGTCTCTGCGTTCTGTGACGCGTGCCCACCATCCCCCCAGCCGAGGCGTAGCGAAGTTCCTCTCGGTAGCCCACCCCGCGAACCTATCTCCCAGCTTCTTGTATGAGCCAAGGCGTAGGTGGTGGACAGTCCTTTGCTCGAGCTTCATGCTTTGGGTGATGCGGTCAATGGTAACGGGCAGGTGCCACTTCTGATGATCGGGCCCGCGCAGGATGAAGTCCGCATCGGGAAAGTCCTTCTGGTCGATGTCAGCCCCGAGGATGCCTTTCGAGCGTTTAGCCCCTCCCCCATATCCGTGGTGGTAGTTGATGTTGTACCTGCGACGGGCAGAGCCTCCCCGGTGCGTCTGCACCACGAGCCACCCGGCATACCCCCCGACCTCTACGTGCCCTCCGTTGGCGTTGATGATTTGCGCCACCCGGTCGATGGGTGAGACCATCATACGCTTCTCGATGTTCGTCTCGTGGTTGCCCTTGGAGATAACCTTGATGACGTCAGCGTACTTGGCGAGGTGCTCCCCTACGTCTTGGATAACCTCGTCGACATACACACACGACTTGTATTCGGGGCGTAGCTCGGAGTAGTTACCGCGTGGATCCCACTTGCCCTGCATAAGGTCGAAGAGGTCTCCAAAAATAAACACCCCGGCGTTAAGCTCACGAGCTTCGTCGAGGTGTCGGAAGAGCATCGCCCGGTCGCACTTCATAGCATCGAAGTGTACGTCGGAGATAAAGAGGAAGTGCTTTGAGGCTTTGCGCTTTACGAGGTCGCAGTCGACGGCGTGCACCGTGCGGGCTTTGCGTTGTAGATTCATTAGTAGACCCAGATAGTATTGGCCGGCTTGTTGGGGTCCATATCGACGTGTATGTGGTCGGCTCCTATCCCAACGCGATTGAAGCCCGCATCGAGCAAGGCTTCGAGCATAAGGAACCGGCGGCGGTTGTTGGGGACGGCGATATCTGCCGCCCACCCCAGCAAGTGCGAAGACTTGGGAGAGGCAGGATATCCCCGCTTCATCAAATCCCGGTTGTACTCGATAGTTCGAAAGCCCGAAGTGATGACCATAGGAAATCCGTATATGTCGCGTGCGATGTCCAAAGCCTGGACTACATCGTGCTCCATAAGTTCACCCGTACCTACTCGGTCGGGGCTGTCGAATTCGGATAGCTTAAACCACTTGTACATCAAATGCCTTTTTTCGCAAGTAGGAGCTTCAGCTCGTGGATGCCTTCGACGCATTCCTTGAGCATCGCCTTGAGCTCGTGGTGGTCGCTTTCAAGACGGAACACCCGCCCCTTGAGCTTCGCTACCTCTGAGTTCAGGCTGACCCATACTCCGATTGCGGTTAATATAGATGGAACAAGCGTAACAAGTGCCTCGGTCATAGCAGGACTTTTGTATAAATTTTCACACCCTCCACTTCAATCTCTGCGAGGTAGATACCGCGGGCGGGGTTTGCCACCCTGCGCCCGGCCATATCGACGAGGACGGGACGGAGCCCCGCTTCTTCGAGCTGTCGTAGGGTAGGCGGTGCCAGCTCATTGCCTTCGCAGTCCGTGCCGTACACCATCAGAAAGCTCGCGAAGTCCGTGATGTCTACGTCCGCGTCGCCGTCCATGTCGCACGTACACTCCCCCTCCTTGCCTATCTCGCCACAGATAGCGAGGAAGTCTTCGAGCTGGATAACACCGTCCCCATTGAAATCGCCCATACAGGCAACGCCGGGCTCTTCGATGGCGTCGAGGTAGTATTGATCTACGCAATAGTCGTAGATGCGCTCGGAGCTTGAGCCGTGAGGCCATCCCCAGTCCCAGTCTACGGGCTCCTCACCGAGGAAGTTCCACTCCCCATTGGGGCCGTAGGCTGAACGATGGTAAGAGTACAAGGTATCAGTTTCTGCGCCGCGCTCCACGTAGAAGTCGACACCGCAAACGATGTCCTCGTATTCGGGGTTGTAGGTTCCTTGTGTCGTGGCGTATCCTGCGTGGCGGAAAAACCCGTTATAGCACCCCTCAATCAAACAGAACTCGTCGTGAGTAAAGAGCGGTTCATCGGTCATGCCGTCGGTGAAGCTGTCGTAGGTGTCGTCATTGCCCCAGCTACCACCACGGGCGTAGTATAGGGTGCCCGAAGCCCCCGAGCCGAGCATCCCTTCTCGATACACTTTCCATTGCTCCGACTCAGGCCAGTAGTCGTGTTGGATATCGATGTTCAGGACGGCGTGGGGCTTGGGCTCGTGGGCGAATGTGTTGACGTTGTTGTCGGGGTTGTTATCGCCTACAAGGAAGATAGAAGCCTCGCCTGCATACTCTCCAAAAAAATCGCCTTGCAAGGGCGGGCCTGTGATTGCCGCGATGGTTTGAGAGGGGATGTCCACCAAAGTATCCCACAGCTGCCCGTTCATAAATACGGAGAGGCTTACCCCTTCCGCGTCGATGTTCGTGTAGTTGCTCAACCGCACCGTTGGCGTATAGTCCTCGTCGCACCGGTTGGTGTTGTTGATAGACAGCACACCCACGTCCAAGAGGTCGGGGTCGGAACAGAGACCCGACTGCCATACCGAGCTACGGCCTCCGTTGACCATCATCATGTGCATACGCTCCACCTGTCCCGGCGTGAAGTGATCGCGGCAGTAGTGCTGCGTGTAGTCCATGTGGTTGGTGTAGTCGGCGGAAGAGCAGTAGGGCGACTCGCAGTTGAGGTTGGCCGAGGTAGGTGGGGTGTCGCATACGAAGTCCCCTTGCGCTTGGCAGTCCGCTTCGGTCTGACCACATTGGCTGTTATTGAAGGTGTGGTACAAGCCGCAGTAGTGCCCCAGCTCGTGGGTGATAACGCTGCTGTTTAGCCAGTCCGCTTTCATATATACCCCGTCCCAAGTGATATTGGAGGTGTTGTTGTTGACCCACGAGAAGCCAGCGATACCACTACCCACACTTGAGAAGACGTAGATATTGCAGACGTCCGTGGCCGGAGTTCCTGCCATGTCGTTGGCCTGCATCGCTTGGTAGTAGAGAGGGTTGTCGTAGATAGGGTGCTCCGTCTCTAGGGTGTCGTGCTCGTTGTAGAAGTTCGTCTGGTGGCGGCACGGGATGATATTCGTCCCAACCATCTGCTCTTGAAGGATGGCGAAAGCCTCCTCTACCTGCTCAGGTGTAGAGGCTCCATCGAAGACGTGGAAGGCGATAGGCAGGTACTTCGTAAAGTTGTCGGACTCGCGGCTTCCGTTGGTGCGGAAGGCGAGCCAGTTCTCGAAGTCGTGGTCTACGTGGGAACACTCTTCCCCGCACGTCTGACCCCATGCGGTGGCGTTAAAGAGAACAAGCAACAAGGTTACAAGGTGCTTCATTTTTTAGGCTTTTTGTCTTTGGGTTTGTTGGTTTGGAGCCACGTCTTCAGCAGCTCAACGTTTTGCTCACGAGTCATCGGAAGAGCTTACGTCCTAGGTCAGGGTCTATGCCCTCGTTACCGATGCTGATGGTCATCCCGTTTTGGTAGTACACGTTGTATTCCGGGAACATATCAGGCGACGTGTTCGAGGTGTACTCCGGGAAGAGGCTTTGGTTGTAACAGAGGTATTCGACAAGGCGCGAAGTATAAAACTGGGCGTTCTGTCGTGCGTTCTCAATCTCTCGGTGTAGGTCGTCAGGGCCGATGGGTGCCGTCGCGTCAGAGGTGCGAATGACCAATCCTCCGTTGTCGAGCTTCACGTACAAGTTGGGGAGCAGCTCCACCATAGTCCACCACACCGTCACCTTCCTCACGTATCCGTCGAGCAAGGCTTCATACACGCCCGTCAAGGTGCCACCACTTACTTCGGCCTTGAGCTTGTTGAGTAGATCCGTCCCGAGATACTGCTGGAGGTATTTGTCCTGTGCCAAGATGATGGCCGGAACCATCACCGCGTCCTCCACCCCGCCGTTGAGCTGGGTGATACGCTTCATGTAGTCGGGGTTGACGAAGAGAACTTCTGCTTGTAGTGCCATTATCGAGGTGTTGTCCAGTTTTTAGGTT